TCCGCTCAGTGATACGTGTATGTAACAACCTATGTTCCAACCTGAACAACCAACACACACACATATCAGGCCTTTCATGTTCTCCACTAGGTAGCCTTTATCTCGGCATTTGTGAACAACCCTTGCCAGGGCAACAAAGCACCCCTGGTCTCATGCTACAACGTCCCATCTACGTCGGTTTTTGCATCATCTCCAAGAGAATGCGGTTAGCCGTATTAACATCAGTTAACGTAGCCAACTTACTCGCAATCTCATCAGCAATGCGATACTCAACCTTAGGATCTAATTTCGTGGAGAATAACATCCACTAACAGACCGCCACACTGTGAAAAGGTCACTTTCAAATAACACCTCTGGGGTATCATCCTCAATTTCACGACGTATGCGATCCATTAGTTTCAGATAATTTTTCTCTCGATTTACACCCCCATAATCAAATGTTGGGCTCGTAGACAAACCCGCTGGAATTTGTGTGATAGTAATTTGTGAAAAACCTGTACCCGCGCCAAAGAACACCAAACCACCCGACAAGGTAATCGATGCTCCATCGGCAAAGATTTCATACACCCCACGCTGAATAGCTGTCGTTTGCCCTGCAACAAAGCTCGGCCCAATAGAGCCAGCATTTGCCACAGAAGTGCAATTAACTAACGTGGTTGTATAAGACCCTGCACCTGCTGACGTGGTAGTTGTTCGCACAAACACAACATCCACCAAAAACCGCCCACGCGATCCACTTGGAAAAGTCATGGTAGTTCCTGTGCCATTTATTGTCATACCCATAGTGTTAACCCCTCCTGTCGGAACAGTAAAAGTCACACCTAGAGGACCTGCATCAGTAGCAGTCGCCGCCGCTGAGGTCGCCTCCCAATAATCAATATTTGTATTTACAAACTGTTGACTACGTGGAGTAAACAACAAAACATCATAGGAAACCCACAACTCACCAATAACCGCTGAAGAGGCTACATTACCTCCCACCGCTAGAGTGGTCTTTCCGATATCATAATCAACAATAGAAGCATTTGAAGGGACTTGCGCCGACCTAATCAACCGATGCGGGTCACTCACTTTCCCTGGCATACATTCTATCCACTGCATGAATGATTTTGAAGGCTTAGCAGCATCAGCAAATTGGGAATTTAACATTGATCTCTTATCAACATAAGCAGCCGCTGAAGCATTATACTGTGTTGACAACGCGACATAACCCAAACCTGCTGAATTAGTATATTCTGAACCTTCAGAGACAAACTCAAAAACCAAGCCTGCAAACTGATAGGATGTATAATTAGCTGCCACTGCTGACAACCACGGAAATGTTTCCTTCATTCCAGGATTGAGAACGAAACTTAGAGGCGTAAAAAGAGCAGTCGATGATAAAACATCACCAATGTACTCTCGATGACAAATCCTCGTAATCTCGCCCTCCTCATGAACAGAAGGTACCAAAGACATTAGAGAGTTCAGTCGACCACCTCGCTTCCCTTTTGAAGAATTGGATAATATGGAGTTTCCCTCAGGATCTGGTCCTTTCACGAGAATATCCTCATCATAATCTCCCATACCCAACAAAAGTGGAGCAAAATGTTTCGCTAAATCTGATCCAGTATCCATCAATTTTTCCCACCACTCTGGTGTTCGACCGCCATAACGATCCTTACTCTTTTTCTTCTCCCTGACAATAATCTCCTCATTTAAGGACTTCTTGGCAAAGTTCTTTGGCCTGGCCGTTAACACAACTGGCGGTCGCACCGCCTGCTGCTTATCAGCTCGAGACTGAAGAATTCTACCACGAGACTCCTCTTTTGAAATACCTTTGTCAAGGTTCTTTTTGTGTTTTTCTAACTCCTCCTTTGAAAAATTAGTTGGTGCACGTGTCGCTTTCGCGCCTTCCCCACGTAGCTTAGGTTGGCTTTTCTTGGCATTAGTTGCCGGTGAACTCATGTTCTGTTTTGTTCCAGTATCCTTGGTGCAAGACTGGAACAAACATTGTTCAGACAGGAAAAAGGATGTTCCCGTCCAAAGATCAAACAATCGTTGATCACTCAAAATACCTGTTTTTGCCACAATCCATTCTGGGTCATCAAAACACACTCGGTCAAATTTCGCCAAAAGCCAAGCTATAACATCACGCAAAAATTTCCGTAATGTCACATCGGTGTAACCACACACCAACATACCACATGTTCGAGTTAACGCATTCGCAGGCGTATGTTTGGCCTTGTTGCTGTACAGTAAAGAAGTCAAAATCTTTGACCTATTATACTGTGGAACAGCAAAGCCACGTAAATACACCGTATGCGCACTAAGATAATCTAAATCTTCAGGAGGTCGTGCGTCATAACAATCGGAAGTTGTAACAATTCCAATTGTTCCAAACTCCTCACACACCGATCTACCATTGAAAAAGCTATGTGCCTCATCACTAACAGTCCACGTGTTATCATCACCACATAACGCCATTGAAACATTTGTTAAAAATTCTTGGATGGATGTATTCCTCTTGTCCGGCACGGAACGAATCCACGCATACGACAATAGAGTAAATAAAATCAATGTATTATCATTAATCGTGTTTACACTACCTGAGGGATTTCCACCAAGTTTCATAACCAACACTCCTTCCGGTGAAATGATGACGGTATTAACCAAATTTCGGTAATAAACGCGGATACGTCGCAGGTTTTCCGGCGTCCTATCTTGCTCACGCAAACAAGTCCACCGAAAACGAGCACATCCCCACATCATATATGATCGCAAACTAGAGTCGTACTCACTCTCATCTAATGCATATCCATTAGGGTGTGTTGAAAGTTTCTCCAACAACCGTCCCCAATTACCACTCATTGGACTCCACCCGACCGTTGAACTTGATACCAACCACGCAGCATTCATACGTTCATTCATATCAGCAAAAAGCCGATTACCATCAACAGTGGCATCAACTGCCATCGCTGTGAACGTTCGTATTTTATTTTGCAATGTTTTCTCAGTCGGTCGAATCTCCTCTTTCAATGAGTTTGTACATAGATAAGTGTGTAATTCATTGACCGCCAGTTCATCCCAGCTCTTTTCAAAGAAAGATATAATATCTGGATCAAAGTCCAAAAGATCTCCCTTTGTGGCGAAACGTGTATTAAAAGGTGCGCCTGATGAAGTTGTTCGGTCTAACTTACTTATAACTTCATCCAAGCTTCTCACAATAGCGTTCCCCATATAAGGGCCAAAATGGCTAGCCGTCCACTCCCACGCGCGATTCATATCCAAAATCTGTTCCTCATCCATATAGGGACAGTCCTTCGAATACTTAGCCAGTGATTTATAAGACGCTTCTTCATTAGGAACAGGAAGTCCCCACTCTGGTGATTTTTCCACTCCATGATCATCAAAATACATTTCTATAAAAGGATCAATAGCGCGGCGATTTTTATAACATGGATGTCGAGTCATTTGTCCCACAATTGGAAAATACGACTCCGGCAACCACTTATCATGCTCCTCAGAAACACTTCCCCACCCTCTAAAAAGAGGCCCCCCCTGAGAGGTCAAACGATACCGCTCAGGAAAACGGTCAAAGACCGATTGCTCGATCAATGATACTGGGAGCGGGGGCAGGACTGAAAATCCAATCCCGAATGTGTAATAGGTTTCACATGCTTAATAAAATCAATCAACTCATCAGAAACTGCCTCAAATCTACCAAACTGTTCTCCGTCTCCGTGAGTCCAAAAACCCACAATAAAACCATCTTTATCCAAAACAGGTGAAGTGCAATCTCCCCTCCTGGTTTGTGCTGTACACCAACCCGTGGGGGATGCAAACCCCGTAATAACTTCAGGTCGTGTAGCCACACCCTCACCATACCCAAAGACTGTGACAATGGCTGATTCCCTCAACTTCCGTATATGATTTGCTTTAAACGGTGTGGAAAAACCACTTACCTTAAAACTTGCAATATGATCATTATGGACAGTTAAGGTTGACGCCTTCATTACAATCGAATGGACGTGATTTCGTGCATAGTACACTCGAGTCAAATCCTCGCTCAATGCATGCATTACAACAAACATCTGGTCAGTTACCAGAGTACCCGTACACAAATATTGATTTTTATCGTCAAAAATTTTGTACACTCCTCCAGCAAGCTCATCAGGTCGCCAGACTTGTGGCGTCAACTTCTTCAACTCCAATTGGCGTTGAAAAACTTGGCGAGACTCATCTAGCCAGTGCAAGTAATCACGTGTGTCCACGCGTACCCGCAACTTCTTTGATTTGTAAATTGCACGTTGTTGCGCTGAATCATCTCCCATCTCAGGGATTACCGGTCCGGTCGCCTGACCATCTAAATGTCCATAATCATCCCAACCGGCTTGATTATGGCGTTCTGGATGGTCCTCCACACCTTCTGAATAATCCCATGGATTTCGATTACCAAAATTTCGACGTGGACCACCAGTCCGACGTCGATTTCCAGCTCGTTTATGTTTACCCTTCGATAAATTCCAACCAGCTTTCTGTTCATCTAAATCCGTTTCACTATCAGACCGTGATTTCGTCCATAAATAAGCTACCACACAAACAAAAATAGTTGTTACCTTAATTGCTCTACGACCCTTTAATGGTATTCGTCGCCATTGCTTTAAGCAACAGTCTCCAATCCATCCAAGGGGTTGAACAAAATAAGTATCCATTACTTCATCTGCACGTTGCCATCTAGGACTACTTTCATAATATTTTTCCATCTCTTCTAAACAGCGCTTAAAGAAGCGTCCCGCGCCTGTTGTATCAGTTTCGGGATCTTCATCCACCGGCAACTCTGCATCAGCACGCTTCTTCGCGTCTTCCGTTGCTGAAAAAAGTTTGTGATCTTCATCATCTTTCGAGAAACCCATTCGCGTCAATAAATA